CACGTAAATCAGAGACATCAGCAGGACATCTAGTGGTTGCATCTAAATAGATGCGCTCCACCAACTCCAGGTAGTCACTGACGTTGCTTTTCAAGGGTCCCCCTATTCGGGAGGTTAACCTTCAAGCCACGCCATGTCTGCCAGGAAGAGATGCCAGTAAAACGGCATCACGCTCTGTGATACCGGTCGGTACCGGAAATTAACCGCTCGACGTCCGAAATGGTATGTCCTCCCTTTCAGGGAAAGGACTGGCCAGATCGGAAGATCTACGCGCCTGGTCTGTGTGTTGTTCTAACAGACTCGTTGCAACGCCTTGATGGACGTCGGCCAGCTCGAGAGCTGACGGCGAGAAGAGAATTGTAAAAGCGTCGATCACGTTGGATACAGCAAGAAGTCTAGCTTTTGGAAAGACTTGATGCCCCATCTGCATAGCAGCAGAGGCAACCTGTAAAGCAGCGAGAACACGAAAGGTCGTGTTAGTGCGCAGAGAAGCAATAGTCACTGGGGTCATAATTAAGACTCCTGTGCATAAAGCTTCTTAAGCCCAGCATTTGTTGAAGCAGTCAAGGCGCCAATAAGGCAACTTGTCTGATCCACGATGTCGGTCTCGGAGAACCCTGTAACGGGTCTATCGATGACCAAATACACACCGCATCCAGTATCAAGGATACTGTTTGCGTCTGTATCGATGTTCCGATCAAGCCTCGCCATCGACCGAACGCGATTCTTCGACGTTTGGTGGGAGAGTGTAATGATCAGAGAACCATCTGACTTTCGGTAAATAGATTTACTACCGGAAGTACTGACACGTGGCAAAGTTTGGGCAACTGTAGCATAAGTCACAGATGCAATTGGATCAGCAAACATGGTTGTGGTTGACCTCCAAAGAGTAATATCGAGGTGAATCCTGCCCTGCACCCGCCTTCTCGAAGGGCGTATGCTGATCTAAGGAGCAAGAAGATAATCCAGGCCAATCGGGCAAAACTATTTCGAAAACTTAACGTTCTTCGAAAGGCCCAAAGCGGCAAGGATTGACCACTGAGTGGCATTTAAACTGCCACCAAGGACGAAACCGTAAGGACTAAATCCACTCTCCCGTTGCTTCACGTCAATAAAACGCGTGGAGGACAACGATACAGCACCCTGTCGAAGAAACAATGTGTGAAAACTTGTTATCTTCCGCAGATGATGGTGCATCAAGTAGAGATATTTAGTCACCATACCATCTAAGGCGATAGCATCATTGTGTTCGATTATTCGACCAATGTTACTAAACCAATCGATGGCCCATGACCAAGGAATTGCTTTCCAAATGTGGTAAGGAGTCAAACGAAGGCCGGTCGCCGTCAGATGACGGTTAACGGCTGCCACCGTACTCCCATAATAGGGAAGGTTGGCA